GAAGAAAGTCTACTTCTTTTTTGTAGTAATTGATTATACCTATTCCTAGCTTCATCTGCTTTATTTGATTGAATCGTTTGTTCTCTTGTAGCATCTACCCCTTGAGAAATATACTTTTGAGATTGAACATTACCAGCCACTTGACCAACAAGTCCTCCTGCTTGCATGATAGTACCAGCATTTTTGGCTAGAAAGCTACCTGCAGTAGCTAGACCACCAAAAGCACTTGAGGCTGTTCCTATTCCACCTGCTGTAGTCATTAATGTTGGGAAGGTGCCTCCTGCTAGTCCTACTCCAGCACCAGAACTTGCTGCCATTAAAGCACCACCACCATAGTAAACTGCTGCACCAACTGCTGCTACTTTAGCTACTTTAACTACTGCCTTCTTATATTCAGGAAGTCCTGTTATAGGATTAATAGTTCCCGATCCACCATGAGCTTTTAACAGAACAGCCTCTTCAGAATTAATATGAGCAAGCATAGTATCACCATCTTGCCCTTTATTAGCAAGCTCTGAATAGAGTTCTTTTAATAAAGAAACCTTTTCTTTCATTGATAAATTTGCTATACTCATTTAAATCTCCAATTTTGTCATATAATTTAATACACCATCTTCTGTTAAAACTATTCCATTTGTTACTGCTTTAGCTCCAAATACTATGTTAAACTTTCTTTCTTTCTTTGTTTCACAAATACCTATGACATGATCAATTCCTCTATCTCTAAGCTTTTGTTTAGCAATCTCTAAACCTTTTAAATATCTCTTAAACTTTGTATGACTCCAAGAGTTACATTCTATATGCATCTCCCAATCATTAAGTGCTTCATTCCAAGTAATGCCTATAAAACCATTATCTTCTTCTTCATATAATATTTCCATATTATTGTGTTGTTAGCATAGTTACTGGATGACCCCATCCTAGTAATCTCATATCTTTATTTGATTCTGAAGCAATGTATAAACTTAAGCACTTACCTGATCCTCGTAGTTTATTCTTAGTAACTACCATAGTCTCACCACTATCAAAAGTCCCTGCTCCTGAAGGAGTATAGTTTCTTAATATTTTGTATGCTTGAAAGGCAGTTCCCCATTTACCATTAGCATTAGAGTTAGACCACCCCCATTGTGCTTGTACTTGACAACCTGATTGAGGACTATATACTAAATCACTACCCGATAAAACAAAACTATTTTCAGTTCTTTGGAAATAAAAGAATATATAAGGTATCTGTTTCTCTCTCATTATATCACCAAACAATTCATAACCTGTTATTAAATAACTACTATAGTTAGCTCCTACAGTATCTTTAGTTTTCCAATCTACAAAAGTATTATCATTGTACTCAGCCAAGGTAAAAGAGGTACCAACTATTGTTAAGAAACTAAATTGAGCTGTTCTATTTATTTCCACATCATCATCTACAACTACAGTATCTCCTGCAGTTACTAGTACAGTATCTGTGCCTGCAACAACAGTTTCCTCTTGTTCATTAACAGAATATCCTGGAATATCTACATAGGATGCTACATAAGGGGAGTCAGATGCTAAATCAGATAACTCATTTTTATACCAGGCAGTTAAAGTTAAGTCATAGATTAATTCTTTATTATACTTATTAATATAATTTAATGTAGTATAAGCTGCACTATCATTGTATAAAAATCTAACTCTGTTTTCTTTCTCATCATAAAATCCTTTAGCATTGTTCTTACCTGCTTCAGGTATCTCTAAGTAAAGATTTTGTATAGATGTTAATGAAATAGATTCTGCTGCAAATCGTCCTGAGGCTGAATCAGGTTTAAGTAAGTATATACCAGCTCTTGACCAGTAAATAAAGTTACCATTAACATTAACAATTGCTTTAGGATTAAATACACCATTGGTAGAAAGTTTAGAAGCTTGAAAAGAGGTAGCAATAAACCCACCAGTATCTCCATAGATCTCCCATATGCCATTTTCTGCAAAGACTAATATAGAGGCTTGTGAAGCTACAATTTTTACAATACTAGTAATCTCTGGTATTTGTATAGAGCCACCATCAGTATCTATTAAATCATTAATACCTGGATCAGTAGGATCAGCTTCTTGATAACAAGTTCCTAAGTCATCATCATTTTTAATAACTTTTGAAAAAAAGATATAACCAGAGTAATTAGGTGATCTTGAGTCTCCACTAGTTACGCTAGAGTCTATACCTGCATAAAATATTCGTTGTGCATAAGAGGTAACACTAGTAATTTTACCTTGCTCCTGATCTAAAGGTAAACCAGAGGTAACGTCTGACTTAGCCATCCTAGAGGTTCCTCTGTTAAAAGCATCAATAATAAATGAGCCTTTAGCAATCTGATAGTTAGACTGTGAGTTCTTAACTAGTGTATCTGGATCATACTTTTCATAGTCTGTACTTGCAGCATTTGATATTTTACCTAATGTCCAGTTATCAGAATTACTTGGATACTGAGCAATCTCAGTAAAAGTATACGTAATAGCATCTGCACCAGTACTTGTAACAATATTCTTATTCCAACCTTGGTTACGTAGGTTATACTTATGAGTATCAGTTAATGTAACAGGTCTAGTATCAATAAATAAATTATCATTTACACCATATAAATCTCTAATTTCAAGAGTAATCTCTGATTGAGTTACAGCACCTGTGGTAGGTTCATACTTAAGTAAAATAGGTTTAGATAAATCTTTAGAAACAATAATACAATTATTATTAATAACAGATGTTTCAATGTTACTATTACTTAATCCTGCAATAGTAATAGCAGCACCACTATTCTTAAGATTAGAAGATGGGGAAGGAGTTAACAAATCCATAAACCAAAGTTTATTCTTAATGCGTATAATACCTAAAGATACTGTTGTATCTCCACCAGGACTTTCCCAGGGATGAAAAGATTGTTTACCTTCTTTTATATCAGTAGGAGTAAAACCAGTAGATGTTAAGGAATAGTCTGATTCATAATCAACACCCAGACGTCTATATCGTGAACCATCACGATTAAGAACAAAATTAGCTTCATCTACAGAAGCATCATCTGGAAATGTTAATTGATTTGCTTCAGTAATAAGTCCCTTAACAAAGGACCTAAAAGCCTTTTCACCCTTCTTCGCCATTCTATTCCTCTATTGTGGTAGCTTCTTTCTTAGCCTGTTTTTTCTCGTAACGTATTACAGCTTTTTCTGCTTCATCTAACTTAGGTTCTTCTATAGTTGAGTTAACATAGTTAGCTACCTGTGTATCTACAAAGGCAAGAGAAGTAAACTGTCCTGCTAGAGCTTGTGGAATTGATCCTCCACCACTCCATTGTAATACGTAATGTGATGTACCTGGTTGTATTACTGCTTGTATATCCATAGTACCATTTGTTTTATAACTCTTTGCAACATTGGTCATGTTTATCCTTATTTTTATAAATATTTATTTTGCATAGAGGTCATTGTTACTAAGCCTCTACTCTTCTTTTTAGTACTTGGTTTCTTTTTATCCATTCTATTTACACCTGAAGGTGTATTCTTACTTACTAATGCTGGATTAACAGGTGCTTTCTTTTTAACTGCTGCACTACCAGGAACAGAATTACCTTTAGTATTACGATTAACCTTACCCATATTAGGACCTACAGGTTTAAGTTGTGTAGGAGTATAAGCATTACCATCCATTGTACTTGCAGAAGGTTTAGTTGTTTTTTTCATGTAAGAGGGACCACCTGTTGTATCAATAGGTTTACCTTTCATAGTACCTTGAACAGCTGTCTTCTTTTTTGTCATGTTTTCTTTTACTTTTCGTTTCATTCTATATCGTTCTATAAAATTAGCCATTACTTCTTTCTCCCTGATTTTGTTCTAAGCTGTTTACTAAAACTACCTGGTATATTCTTAAATACTGTACCATCCATTGTTGTCGATATACCTTTCTTTAATTTCTTTTTCTTCTTTGCACCATATACATCCCCTTTAATAAAGGGAGCAGTATTACTTGTTAAAGAACTCAATAGTTAGGTGTCCTTTTAGTTGCTCTGTTTCTACCATAGTTTGGATACTTAATACCTTGTTCAATTTTCCAAGCATCTTGACTCATTCTTCTTCGTTGACTAACAGAGATCTGCTCTGCTTTTTGATTAGTCATTTGTTTAAGAGTTAAGAACGCTGCAGACTTAGCCTCATTAAGAAGGTAAGTAAACATCTGTATAGGTAAGTCAGGAGTAAAGGTATCTGATAAAACAAAAGCTATAGATCGTTTACCCCAACACTGTGTCTTAGAATTCTGTAATGCAGAATCTACTGTGTTATCATATGAATCAAAGACTAAGTTAACATCATCAAAAGAGGTAAAGTATTGTGGAGCTTTATCATTTAATACATTGATTGATATACCAGTACTATCTGTTACTATTTGAACATTTGTTGCAGTACTATCTCTACCATCTACAATATACATGAAGTCTTCTGGTACTTTATATTCTATTGTTTTAAATATATTTTTAGCAGAGGTACTTGTTTTACAATTATACTTAAGCCATTTTAAATCTATAACATCATCAGGTAATGCCATATGAGTAGGACGAGTTACAGTACCTCCTGTATCTACTTGGAACAGTTCATATAAGAAAGCATAGTTTTTACCATCAATAATATTATAGTAAGTTGTTTTAATTATTTGAGCTACTTGTAAAGCTTCAACACTATCATTAATAGAGTTAACATCATCTGAATCCATATCAGACATGATGTCTTGTGTCATTTCTAGTAATGTCATTTTAGCCATTATACAGACACTCCATTAACCATGATTGAGAAACTAGCATATTCTACTGTAGCTGTACCAGAAAGAATCTTAGTTTTAACTTCAAGGTATTGTCCTGTAGTCATTTCTGTATTAGCAAAGATAGTAATACTACCCCAGTCTGATGAACTTAGGCTACGAATCGACCTTGTCCCTGCAAGTTCTGTCCCATCTTTAAAAATTGCCCATTCGGCATCTTTACCTGAACCTGACTCTTGTTGAGTAGAAAAGGTAATTACTGATTGAGCATCAATTGTTTCTGTTCCAGTATAAGTTATTCTAGCATTTGGAGTATTTGTTACTGTAAAGTTTTTTAACTCATTTGCTACTAAAGTTGGATTTAATACTTGGTCCGAAGTTGTCGTAGCCAATGTATAAGGAGCACTCTCACTATAAGCTAAATAAGCTCCACCATAGTGATTAATAGCTTTCCAAGTGCCTGAAGAGGAACCATCTGATACATAAACTTTATTGGCAGCAGCTGCCGCTACACCCTTAGGTTCATGCAAGTCTGCTCCTGTAATTACTGAATGTTGAATCGTCATTACTAATTCCTCTGTGTATTAAATTAGGGAGATACACTCCCCAAAGGGGAGCTATCTCGTTGTATTACACGTTGTATTTAAACTTAACTACAACTCTGGCAGTACCTGCAGAATAAGTACCTGTGGTTGCTGCTACTAATTGCCCTGCGGCAGCACCAACAGTAGTGCCTACTAAAGCACCACCACCAGCAATAACTTTATTTGCAGTTAATGATGCTGTAACTGTTGCTACAACCAGACCATCTGCATCAATTGCAACACCAGCTGGTGTATATAAACCGATAGTTAGGTTAGTACCACCAACCCAAGCAGTATCTACATACAAAGTAGCTTCAACGATAGAAGCATTTGCAGGTATAGTCTGTGCAAGATTACTGTTTAGTACTGCTGAAAGATTGTCGTAGCTAAATGACCACTCCGCACTTTTAACAATACCCTCTTTTGTAGATTCTTGACCACCTAATGCATTATTAGATGTACGAACCCCGTAGTGACTTGCTACGCCCCTGATAGGAGCTAATTCAATAGTCATAATATATATCTCCTAGTAAGTTGAGTCGTTAGTGATAATCACACCCAGTGTATCAGCACGCTGAACACCGAAACCAAAACGAGAAGTAACTTGATATTTATCAGCTCTTTCCTCGTTGTCTCTCCATCCTTCTGTTTGCGGAGCACGTCTCCATGCATGCATAACAGGTTTACAAGAGTCATCAGCAACACACATAAAGACATTAGCTTTATCGCCAACTTCTCCAGTGTCATTTGCAAGACTATAAGCAGAAGCGTCAATAGCTTCAGTTGCAGTCAATGATGGTACAAAGTTTGATGTGTATACATCCCAACCCATAATGTTTCTTACAAAACGATGATCTTTAGCAAAACCTTCATTAACAACACCTTGGAATTGCGGAGTATTATTAATTACTGATGTTGAAGAAATCAAAGTGTTGAGAGAAGCTTCTACGATAGGATCAACAATTGCTATACGACCACCTGCTGGTGAGTTAGCTTTATCAAATGCGAGTTTCATAGATACAAAATCAGCTAACACCATGTTACGTGTTGTTGCTGATGCACCTCCAGCTACCCAACGGTGAGGTCTTGCATTCACTAAGTTAAGAGCTGCTGCGGTTTGTCCTGCGTTAGCTGTACCTAAGAATCTTGACTCATGGTTTTCACCAAGAGCACGTGTAGATTCCATTGCACGCATAGCCATCAATGTATCAACTTGTGATCCATCTTCACGAAGGTCATCAGATACTTTCCAAGCATCACCAATGTAATCAGTGATAGTTAGGTTGATAGTACCTGTGTCAATGTTTGTAAAGTTTAAAGGTGTATCCTCTGCTGCATCTTGAAGTGTTACAGTACCGACAGTTTTAATGTTAAGTGTTGTACCTGAACCGAAGTCTGTTACATCACGCCACATCCCTTCTGGAAGAAGGTAGTCGTGTAAGTTATCAAGAATAAACTGAGAATACTGCTGTGCCTCAATAAAGGCAGTAGTATTACTTGTCAGTTGTGACATTTAAAAGTCTCCTAAGACTGTTGTTGTATTTTAGCTTTAGCGTTACCCCAAGCAGCTAATAAGTCTTTCGTAGAACCCCCTTTTACCTTTGCAGATAGTATTGCAGGAGTTGTTTGATTACTTAAAGCTTGTGTATTAATATCACTTTCAAAAGAACCTGAAGGTGCTTTAGCAGAATGTAATCCTGCTGCTTTTAATACTACTTTAGGGCTTGTTGCTGCAAGCTCGTTTAGTTGTGTAACAGTTAGTCCCAAGTCATTAGCAATAGAGTTATAAGTTTTTTCAGCTTCTTGACCATACTGACTAGTAAAAGCTTTCGCTACCTGATCAGCATTAGTTTTAGCCGTAGCTTGTTTCTCTCTAATACTTAATGTTTGATTAACTAAATCCATTACGCTATCTTGATTAAGTTCCCCTACTGGCATTGTCGTGGCTGTCGGTTGAACTCCAGACTTGATTTCATCTAAAAGTTCCTGAGTAGTTTTGCGTTTAGTTAGTTCTTCCCTTACTTCAGCAAGTTCAGACTCAAGAGTCTCAATATGCTTCTGTGCATGAGGAACAGATCTTAATGCATCTTCTGTGCTCTGGTACTTTTTCCCTTCACCAACTAATGCTTGAACTTCGGTCGGAATTTCAAATGTCTTTGGTGCAGTATCTGTTTGTACAGCTTCGTTGGTACTCTGCTCTACAGGTTGTTCTGTTGCTTGTGTTTCATTTTCCATGTTGCTTCTCCTTTGGTCAAGGTAATAAGTTGTATAGTTTTGTTAAAGCTTTTTGGACACCTCTATGATAAGCTTGATACTCATTGTAAGCAGGTAGTTTGAAAGATTCTTCATCTATACACTTTCTTTGAGATACTCCTACTTGATCATCAAGGTAAACCTTTAACTCTTCAATAACTTGTTTCTTTGTTAAAGACTGTGCTTTATCACTTTTTAAATCCATACTATAATTATACCATATTTTTAAGTAAAAGTCAAGTAATACTTGACCTATGTATTACATCTCAGGAGGCATCTGCCCTTCTACTTGCTGAATCTGTTGATCCACCATTTGCTCTTCCATAGAAGGACCTGCTTGCTGAGATTGTAAATCTTGTTGAATCTGCATTTTAATTTTCTCTTGCTCTCCTGCTTCAAATAATGCAGCATTATCTTTAATAAATCCATATTTATCAAAACCCATATACTCCTCTACCATTTCGGCTAAATGTTTAGGTGATACATGTGGAGCAATTATTTGACCAATAGGACTATTAAATATACCTAGTATGTTCTGTAGTAACTGTGCTCTAGCTGCATAGTGTCTAGCACCTATAGGTCTAATTTTACCACGTGCGGTTAAATCTTCTTTAGTAATAGACAAGAAATCTTGCACACCAAAGTCATCATCATAGACTTTAGCTAATTCTGGTAAGTTAAGATTCCGTTTAGCAGTTTCTAACATCATGTTAAGAACAGGTTCTAGGAACTCAATCTCAAACTGATTAACTTTATTTTGGAATATTCTACCAGCAGCATTCTGTAATGACTGTACTTCAAAGGCTGTCTTCTCTCCAGGTGTTCTGATACCCATTGCTTCTTTAGGAGCACCAGCCATCTCTTCCATTGTATTCATTAGTGCTGCTAGCTCATTGTTAACTTGGAAAGCTGCAGGGTTAGGTGGTAACATTTGTATATCACCATCTTCTTGTAAATGAATAGTTACTTCAGGACCCCAAGTAAATGGTTCTACCTCACCTCTAACTACCATAGGGGGATGGATAGTTAAGTCTAGTGCATCTGCCTTAGCATTCTCTAGGTGGTCAATACGATATTGTAAACCTACTAGGTTATCTAGTGGTCCCATACCATATAAATTATCAGGACGTTTTCTCCATGCTACATGAGCTTTGCTGTCATGACCAATGTAACTAGGATTCTCTATGTTTCTTAGAATATAAGATCTGTCAATGATAGTTATTAATCTATTCTCATAGAGTTTATCTTCATCTTTATCATACCAATCACCTTCAAACTCTAGTATCTCTACCATACCTGATTGATAGTATTCTTGTAGTGTACCAAAGCCATCAGCAATGTATGCTTCTGCTTTGTTTACATCCTCTACTCTAAACATAGATATAGTTTTTCTAATAGCCACAGCTTTATCAAAAGCTGCTTTGTCATAGTTTAAGTCAGGACGGGTAGTTAGTTGCTTTTTGAGTTCACCAATAGAGGTTACTTTTCTAGTAAACTTTGGTGACTTAGCAAAGGAAGATGCTATAGGATTAAAGACAAGATCAAAAGGAGAGATCCTTTTTAGTTTAGGACCATTGTAAGTAGTAATAACTTCTTCCGTAATAGGATCTACATGTGAGTCATTAACATACATAACCTCACCAAAAGAATTACCATAGTCAATATAGTCATAAACAAGTAAGCTAACCTCTTCTCTAAACCTAGACTCTTTCAGTTT